TTTTAGACATTGACCTGCTGTTAATGTTAAATTCCAAAACTCATTTACGTTTAATTGTGTTAGTTGACCAGGTAATGAATATGTAGGTGATGTATAGATTGTAGTTCCATTTATAATATCTGTTGGGTCTTGTGAACTTTTAACTATGATATTAAAGTTTCCTTGTATCATTGTTGCATCTAATAATAAGAAACCAAATCTTAGATTAAATGCGTAATCACCATTATATGGAACTCTAAAATATCCACCATTCTCTGAGACGTTATCCCAGTTATTCAATGGGTCATAACAACCAGGTAATGCGTCAAACAATGGTAATTCTAAAATCGTATTTTGTCTGTATATGTTTGTGATTGTTCCATCACGTAATGTTCCAGTTAAAAAGATATTTTGGTTTGTAGATGCAGATGCTGTCTGTATTCCTATTTGACCATTTTGGAATGTATCAAAATAAATTGCCTTGAAATAATCTGTATTAAAAAACTCAGAGGTATAAGTAAAATTAGTGGCACTAAAAACTCTATCAACAACATCTTTTAATTGTATTGCTGGCTTGAACATCTTTATTGGAACTGCATTTGCTGGTTGGTCAAATGATGTTGGTTCATCAAATGAATATGTGAATGTTGGAGTTCCACCACTTGCTTGACCTTGGTAATCTAATCCGTAGTTTATAAGAGGATATAATATCTTCCCACCAAGTAAACCATTAACCCCATCTCCGTTTGCCTCCCAAGATTGTGTAATCGCTGAATAAGAGTATTGGTGGTTTAAGTCTGTATATGCTAAATCTTGTAAAGTTAAGTTCTGTAATTGTGATGCAAAATCTGCTACTTCACCTAAAATATAAACTTCATAAACTCTTGAATTTCTTGTTTCACTAACTGAGTTTAATCTTAATATACCAGTGAAAATATCTGTTCCTCTATATTGAACTACACATTGAACTTTATTCAATGGGTTAAAATCTATTCCGTTAATCTCAAAGTAATGTTCTAAGATAATCGCATTATCTGCCGTATCTGGCAACTCAAAGGTTTTTGAGTATGGAACTCTTCTAGATGTTAAATCAGTTAAATCACTTTGTTGTATAGTAAATGTAATTGGAATATCTTGGAAGATATCCAACCTTTGGAATGCACCATTTATATTGACAAGTAAAGTGGTATCCATTATTTACCTAGTAATTTAATATTATTAGAATAAACATAAGTCAATTCCAAATTGTATAACGTTCTATTACCTTGAATTTTTCTCTCAAAGGTATCACTAATAATATTCACTGGAAATAATCCACCATCAGTTTGTATTTCATAAACTTGGTTTGATGTGTATAGTTCTTCTAACCATTGAAAATTTGGTTGATTTATAAAACCAGAATTGACTACCACGGTTTGGACCATTGCAACTTCACTATCAGTTAACCCTCTTGAATACTGAGTTTTATTTGGGTCAGCACTACCCCAATCTATATTCCAAGAATTATAAGTTTGCCTGTTTATATTCATGCCCTCATATCTATTATAGATAAATGTAAAGTAATCATAATGACCATAGCGGTTTAACCACATAAGTTGTAGATGTTGATTTGATGAACGTGTTGGTTGACATCCTAAATTGAATGTGAATATTTCACTAACTGGTGTAAATCCACTGCAGTTTCCTTCAGTGTATCCAGTTGGATTTGGTTGAGGTATAATTCCCATATTTTTAATTTATTAACAAGGTCCTGCGTAGGTTATGGACACATTTGGGTCCGAGCATGTAAAGGTTCCAACACAACCACAAAGTAGTTCGTTATAACCTGGATATAATGATTGAGTAATTGCTTGACCATTACAGAATGTATAAAGCAAGACTGGGAAATTATCACCTTCATTTATTACTTCATATTCTCCACACTCACAAGGTGTAGATGATGGAGTAGGTGTTGGCGTAACGGGTGGAACATAACAACCACCAACTAAGTTGATGATTAAACTACTTTCACTTGTTGGTAATGAACATGAACAAATCGATGTTGCTGCCAAAGATGGTAATGCAAATGTCTGTGTTTGACCATTAGAACAATTCACAAAAGAAACATTCGCACTTGTTGCTCCAGTATTTTCAATATAATATTCTGCACATGCACAAGTTGGAGTGGATGATGGAGTTGGTGTTGGTGTGGGCGTTGGATTATTTGTGGGCGTTGGTGTAGGAGTAGGTTGTATTGGAGATGTTGAACCAGTAAAACGACCAAATAATTGGACCGTATATTGAACCGTTCCATCTGGTATATTTGGTATATTCATAGGTCCTGCACCTACATATAAAGTATTATAATCTGTTTGTGTTGGTGGGTTGATTAAAAATAATGACTGATAAACTTGATTACAATTAGTTCTTGGACCACCACCATTTGTTGTGATATTCTCATAAGTTGTTCCTGTAATCTCTTGACCTTGGTCATTATAGAATTTGTATTGAACATAGTATGGTTCACTTAACATACTAGTTCCCATATAATAGTTTGTAAAACCAAGAGTGTAATATTCTGTCTCAGAGATATCTTGTATTCTTGGTGCATTGGTTAAAAATAATCCTGATGTTGTAGGGTCTATTGTTGTTGGTGAACCTGATAATACAAATGGGTCTATATTGAAATCTTGTTGTGTTGCTCTACCATTCACACCCATTGTTGACCTAAATGTTTTATACACATTTGATGTATAACCTGGTAATCCAAGTGCATTTCCTACACCAGTAAAACCACTAACAATTCCTAATTCAGTAGATGCATATTCATAACCACATTTCAAGTAGTATGATATTGTCTCATCATAATAAGGCCTTGAAAATGGAAATGTTGTATGAGTATAAATTGGTGTTGTATCCCAATTTGATATTGGATTATTAAAACAATATGTTTCTAAGATTTGTTGTAAATCTATTACTCCTAATCCAAAAGGATTTGGTGTTGCTTTGCCAGTAAAGACTAAGGCATCTTCTACATATAATTCATACACATATCTAAACTTGAATGTGTTTGTTGTATCTGCTGATGTTGTAAAAAACAAACCATCTGCTAATACTGGTTGAAAATCTGGTGGGGTATTTGTGAATACTAAACTCATAATGGCGTGGATATTGCTCCTAATTTTACTATAATTCTTTTATCTTCTAATAAGTTTTCAATATACGTTTGTGCGTATAATCCTAAATAGTATATAACTCCATTCAAGACGTCATTTACTCCTTGTTGAACAAAGTTAGTTGCATACATACCATATAAACCAACTGAACGTTGTAATAGAAATCCTCTTTGTTCTTCTGTTAATGGTGTTCCATTTTTATCAAAGAATGTTGGTATATTTCTTTGTCTAGCCCAAGTTAAGATTGTAGATAATGGTGGATATTTTGCACCTTGAAGTGCACCTTTACGACCATAGTTTACCCAATATCCATATTCTGCCAAACCAAAATCTACGACTAATTCAACATTTCCATCTGCTAAATCTGTTTGGTAATATGTGTTGATTTGATTAAATAGGAAACCTTGGTTTATTCTATTACTAAACACGGTTGCATGTGAACCACTATATGGTTTTAATCTACCATCATAACCTCTTGAAGGTCTTTTAATTTTCAATGACCTTTGCACAGATTTGTTAATGATATCTGGTATAGTATCTCTAATCTCTTGTTCAGTCATATCTTATATTATTAAGGGCAATTTCCAACAAATCTTGTTCTACCAAGACCACTTGTTAGGCTTATACTCCCATTTTGAGCGCATACATACGCAGTGTTTGGATAATTTATATTTCCAGTATCGGTAAATATTCCATCACAATCATAGTAAGTCCATCTACCAACATTAGGAGCGGCAGGACCATTAGGGATAAGTTCATATTGAGAGCAGGGTTTTGTTGCGCACGCTCCCAAATCTGTAAAACTTGCGACACCTACAGATGGAAATGGAGGTGGATAATTTAACGCACATATATTTATACTCACAGGAAAATCAGGTGAATAATTTAATACCTGATTTCTAAACCTTCCATAACAATCATAATAATCTATTGAACTTGATATACTTTGTCCACTAAATAAGTAAGTTCTACAAACAGCGGGTGTAGGTGTAGGAGTGCTTGTTTTTGTGGGTGTGATTGTAGGAGTTATTGTTGGTGTGGTTGTATTTGTAGGGGTGATTGTTGGTGTTGATGTAATACTAGGAGTGGGTGTTGCTGTAGTAGTTGCAGTTGGTGTAGGTGTTGGTTCTACATAATAATCACACGCATTGATATCCTCAAATACGATTAAGTTTACATCTATTGCCACACCTGCTACGTGGTCTCCAAATCTTTCCATAAATGGAATGGCTTGAATTGGTAATTCTAAATCAAAGTTTTCATACAACTCAGGAAATGTTCTAATACCTCTTTTTATATAAGAGATAAACCTTCTTGCTTGTAAGCTCATATCACTGATTACTTCTTTTTCATTCATCAAATCTGTATTCAATATGTCTGCGAATATTAAAGACATTTGATACTCTGTTGTATTCTCATTATAAGAAATGTTGATTGGCACTGCAAATAAGAATGGATATTCTACCGTTGCATTTTGTGTATCACCTGATACGGTCCTACCAAAGTCTACAAGATTACCATAACCAAATGAATTCATTATTGGTGATTGTTCTTGGAAACTCTCTATGAAATCCAATACTTTATGGTATGTTATATAAAAGTTTGTCATTAGTTTTTAATTTCGTTTTTCATCTTTTTAATCTCATTCTGTTCTTGGATAATTCTATCTTTGATTAGAGATGCTGTGTTTAGACATAAATACAGATTAGTCCTGTCTATAACGTCAAATTTGGTGATGTCCTCTTTTGCTAATTGATACGTGAGTTGGAAGTAAAACCTTGCGGCATTTTCGCTTGCAGGAATTTTGGTAAGTTCTTGTTCATCTTCATCAACCTCTCTATCGTCTGGTTCTTCAACTCCAAAGAAACTTTTGTATTTGTTAGTAATGTTTGACTTATGAGCAAAAAAAAAGTGGCACTACCAAACCAATACTTTACAGGTAATTTTAGAAACTGCTTTGCTCTACTTGAAACTTCATGTTGATTGTATGGTTCTAATACATATTCTAAACCATCTATAGACTTCACTGGTCTAAACAATATTGCCATTAACATATTTATAGATTGGTTTAATTTATCTGGCTGTGAGTATACTTCTAAATCAGTCCATTGCCCCCAAGTTAAATGTGCCCAATCATTCTCAAACCCATATTGTATTCCATCATAAGTAAAAGTAAAGTTCACTCTTTGGTCATCATTGTTAATCATCTGTGATGTGATATAACTTTCAATGAATTTAATTTTATCTTTTGGAAACTCTTTTAATTCATCAACAGATACATCTAAATGTAATGCCAATACTTCTGTAGGGTCTGTGTATTTTATTTGGTTGGTTTGTATCTTCATGTATTTCTCAATACTCAAGTCTTGTTGAATTTGATACTTCTTATCGTTTAATAATACTTCTATCATACTATTGTAAATTTCTTTTTATTTAATCCTATTGTGCTCTCCAATACATATCGTATTGCGTCAATCGTGTGGTTATTGTTATCTTCTGGAACATCAAGTAAATTACCGTTCTTATCTACTTTCCATTTGTAGGAACCAAATTCATATAATATGTTTTTACTTTGTTCACTAATGAAC